AAAGTTTACAAGAAGGAAGCTTGATTCTAATGAAAGTTCAGAGGATATCAAAGGACTGGATACTACGATTGACTGGAAAAATACAGGCGACAACTCCTATGATGGAGAAAAATTAAAGTTACTTGTACACGACGAGTCAGGTAAGTGGGAAAGACCTAGCAACATATTAAATAACTGGAGGGTTACAAAAACCTGTCTTAGGTTAGGTAGTCGGGTAATAGGTAAGTGTATGATGGGCTCAACATCTAACGCTTTAGACAAGGGAGGAGAAAACTTTAAAAAGTTATATTATGCGTCAGACGTTACAAGAAGAAACAGCAATGGACAGACTAGTTCAGGATTATATTCTTTGTTCATACCTATGGAATGGAACTACGAGGGATACATTGATTCTTATGGAATACCTGCGTTTGACACACCAAAAGAAAAAATAGAAGACCCTTATGGTATGACCATAAAACAAGGCGTTATTGAGTTTTGGGATAATGAAGTTGAGGGTCTAAAAGATGATCAAGACGGATTAAACGAATTTTATAGGCAGTTTCCAAGAACAGAGCAGCACGCTTTTAGAGATGAGGCTAAAGAGTCTTTGTTTAACTTGACAAAAATATACCAACAAATAGACCACAATGAGTCTATGTCCGCAAGTAGTCTTGTTACAAGAGGAAACTTTCAATGGGAAAATGGTATTAAGGACACGAAAGTTATATTTATGCCAAATAAAGATGGTAGATTTTATGTTTCGTGGATACCACCAATTGGCTTGCAAAATAGAATTATATCTAAGCAGGGAACAAACTATCCAGGCAATGAACACTTAGGGGCATTTGGGTGTGACAGCTACGATATATCAGGAACAGTAGATAGCAGAGGTTCTAATGGTGCTTTACATGGGCTAACAAAATTTAGCATGGAAGAGGCTCCAAGCAATCATTTCTTTTTAGAGTATATTGCTAGGCCTCAAACGGCAGAAATGTTTTTTGAGGATGTATTAATGGCGTGCGTGTTTTATGGTATGCCAATACTAGCGGAGAACAACAAGCCTAGACTATTGTATTATCTTAAAAACAGAGGGTATAGAGGGTATTCAATGAATAGACCTGATAAGAAGTACACTAAGCTGTCGGTAACAGAAAGAGAAATTGGTGGTATACCTAACTCAAGTCAAGATATTATTCAGGCGCATGCTGCAGCAATAGAAACATATATAGAAGAACTTGTTGGAGTTTTAGGTGATGATGAAATGGGGGACGTTTACTTTCAAAGAACGTTAGAAGACTGGGCAAGATTTAATATAAACAATAGAACAAAACACGATGCCTCTATTAGTTCAGGGCTGGCAATTATGGCCTGCAACAGAAATAGATACGCACCAGTTAACAAAGTGGTAAGAAAAAATATAAATCTAGGGTTTAAAAGATATGACAACTCTGGAAGTTATTCAAAAATAATAAATTAAATGAACGTAGGCGCAAATCCAAATAGTGTATTCCCTAGCCAAGTGGTTAGTGACGCAGAAAAATCAAGCTACGAGTACGGAGTTCAAGTTGGAAGGGCTATAGAACAAGAGTGGTTTAGGCAGGGAGGAAATGGTAATAGATTTGCAACTAACACTAACAAATACCATTCATTAAGGCTTTACGCTAGAGGAGAGCAGCCCGTTCAGAAATATAAAGACGAGCTAGCTATTAATGGAGACTTGTCTTATTTGAACTTAGATTGGAAACCTGTACCTGTTATTTCAAAGTTTGTAGACATTGTCTCAAACGGTATAACTGAAAAAAAATACGAAATAAAAGCTTACGCACAAGATCCTGAGTCTTTAAAGAAAAGAACAGATTATGCACAGTCTATACTTCAAGACATGTATGCTAAAGAAGAGCTTAAGCAAATACAATCAGCTATTGGTATAAATGCGTTTAACTCGTCTGACCCAGAAAATTTACCTCAAACAAAAGAGGAGTTATCTGTGCACATGCAACTTGATTATAAGCAAGCAATAGAAATTGCTGAGGAAGAAGTAATAAATCAAGTTTTAGCAAGCAATAAGTTTGATGAGGTTAGAAAAAGATTTAATTATGACTTAACCGTTCTTGGAATAGGTGCAGTAAAAACAACTTGGAACAAGGCTAATGGAGTTGTTACTGAATATTGTGATCCAGCTAAAATGGTTTACTCTTACACAAACGACCCAAACTTTGAAGACATATATTATGTAGGAGAAGTTAAGGCTGTTACAATACCAGAGCTTAAAAAACAATTTCCTAATATATCCAAAGAGGAATTAAAAAGAATTGAGGAAATGCCTGGAAACAGAGAGATGATTACAGGTTGGCAGGGATACGACAACAATACAGTTCAAGTTCTATACTTTGAGTACAAGACATATAATAGTCAAGTATTTAAAATAAAACAAGGTATAAATGGTCTTGAAAAAGTTATACAAAAATCAGACGACTTTAATCCTCCTGAGAACGATACATTTAAAAAGGTATCAAGAAGCATAGAGGTTCTTTATAGTGGAGCTAAGATTCTAGGCAACAACCAAATGTTAGAGTGGAAGCTTGCAGAAAATATGACAAGACCATTTGCTGACACAACTAAAGTAGAAATGAACTACGTTATTTGTGCGCCAAGAATGTATAATGGCAGAATTGATTCGCTTGTTAGCCGCATTACTGGGTTTGCAGACATGATTCAATTGACACATCTTAAGCTTCAGCAAGTAATGTCTAGGATGGTTCCAGATGGAGTGTTTTTAGATGTTGACGGCTTAGCAGAAGTTGACCTAGGTAATGGAACAAGTTACAATCCTGCAGAAGCTCTTAATATGTATTTTCAAACAGGTAGTGTTTTAGGTAGGTCTATGACACAAGATGGTGACTTAAACAGAGGTAAGGTTCCAATTCAAGAATTACAAACATCCAGCGGGGGTGCTAAGATACAATCTTTAATACAGACGTATCAATATTATCTTCAAATGATAAGAGATGTTACCGGTCTGAATGAAGCAAGAGACGGTTCTGCTCCATCTAAAGATGCACTCGTAGGACTACAAAAGATGGCCGCTAATCAATCTAATGTAGCAACTAGACACATACTACAGGCAAGTCTTTATTTATCTCTTAGAACGTGTGAAAATGTTTCTAAAAGAATTTCAGATTCTTTAGAGTTTGCTTTAACAGCAAATTCTTTGCAAAATAGTATATCTAGATTTAATGTTGCTACATTGTCTGAAATGTCTAAACTTAACTTGCATGACTTTGGTATATTTTTAGAGCTAGAGCCTGACGATGAAGACAAAGCTCAACTAGAGCAAAACATACAAGTAGCATTGCAGTCTGGAGGTATTGACCTTGAGGACGCCATAGACCTAAGGCAAGTAAATAACTTGCAGTTAGCAAATGAAATGCTAAAAGACAAAAGAAAGAAAAAGCAAGCTGCAGTTCAACAAGCGCAGCAATCCAACATACAAGCTCAAGCTCAAGCTAATGCTGAACTTGCTGAAAAAACAGCTATGACTGAGGTTCAAAAACAACAGGCATTAACGGCAGAAAAAGTAAGTGTTGAACAAGCTAAGTCTCAGTTTGAAATACAAAGAATGCAAACAGAGGCACAAATTAAGCGAGAGCTTATGGCTGAAGAGTTTAACTTTAATATGCAGTTAGCTCAGGCAAAAATTAAATCTGAGTCTGAAAGAGATCAAGAAATTGAAAACAGAAAAGACCAGAGAACAAAAATTGCTGGAACTCAGCAATCAGAAATGATTGACCAAAGAAAAAATAATTTACTACCAAAAAACTTTGAGTCTTCGGGCAACGATGTATTGAGTGGTGGGTTTGGTTTAAATCAGTTTGACCCTAGATAGAATTTTTTAATTTATATTATATTATATTATGTCAGAAAAAGAAGTAAAGCAAGAAGGTGACTTTAAAATAAAGAGCAAGCCTAAAATGAAAAAGCTTAATAAGCAATCCGAAACTATTAAAGTGGATTTGTCTGCTAAAGATAAGGTTGAGGATGAGCCTATTAAAGTTGATTTAACACAAGACAATGCCAATAAGGAGCAAGAAACAACAACAGTGGCTGCAGATAAACCAGCCGAAACTGTACAAGAAGTGGATACAGAAGTACCATCAGGAGAAGGCGCCGTTCAAGATGAGGGGGTCGTTACTATCCAAGAAGTAACAGAAGAAGAAGTAGAGTCTGCATCTAAAGAGGCTCAAGAAACAATTAGAGATGAGCGTGTTTCTGGAAAGCAACTACCTGAAAATGTAGAGAAGCTGGTTTCTTTTATGGAGGAAACAGGTGGAACTGTAGAGGACTACGTTAGATTAAACGCCGATTACAGTAATGCAGATAACGATACATTGTTAAAAGAGTATTATAAAAAAAGTAAACCGCATCTTAATGATGACGAGATTAAATTCCTTTTAGAAGACAATTTTTCGTATGACGAAGACTTGGATGAAGAAAGAGATATACGCAAAAGAAAGTTAGCGTACAAAGAAGAGGTTCAAGAAGCCAAAAGTTTTTTGGAGGGCTTAAAGAGTAAGTATTACGATGAAATTAAGTTAAGGTCAGGCGTAACTCAAGAGCAGCAAAAAGCAATGGATTTTTTTAACAGGCATAAAGAAGAACAAAGTTTAAATGCTAACAGGCATGACAGGTTTAAAAAGGCTACATCTGATATGTTCAACAACGACTTCAAAGGTTTTGATTTTAACGTTGGAGAAAAAAAATTTAGGTATAGTGTAAATAATCCAACAAGTCTTGCCGATAAACAATCTGATATTTCTAATGTTCTTGGAAAGTTTCTAGGAAAAGATGGAGAGGTAACAGACCACAAAGAGTATCACAAAGCTATGTATGCAGCTTCAAATGTAGACAAGATTGCAAGTCATTTTTATGAGCAAGGTAAAGCCGATGCTGTTAAGGAGGTTGTGAATAGTTCTAAGAACCTATCAGACGAACCAAGACAGACTGCTGGCGATAGCGTGTTTGTAAACGGGATTAGGATTAAATCTATAAGCGGAGCGGACTCTTCAAAACTAAAAATTAAAAAAACAAACTTTAAAAATTAAAAGAAAATGGGAAAATTTGGAACAAACGACCCCTTAGGTACATTTAACCTAAGTCCAATGCCAACTAAATCTACTTTGGCATCAAATTATTTAGATTTTACTAGCCAAGCTGGTAATGATTTTTCACAGCAATATTTACCAGAGCTTTACGAAGCTGAGGTAGAGCGATATGGAAACAGAACTTTATCAGGATTCTTAAGAATGGTAGGAGCTGAAATGCCAATGACTTCTGACCAAGTTGTATGGTCTGAGCAAAACAGATTACATATTGGTTATAAAGGAGCTACTGTTGATACTTTAGGTAGTAATATTATTTCTTTGCCAGCAAATGGTGACGATGGGGAAGCTACTAAAAACGCTATTAGAAAAGACAATACTGTTGTGCTACAAGCTACGGCTGGAACAGGCGTAGGAACAACAGTAACTGCTTATGTTAGTGCTGTTAGTGGACTTAACATAACTGTTCTTCCTTATACTTCTGCTTCTTTGACGGCTGCTGGATTTGGAGCTAACTCAGTATTTAGTTTATTTGTTTATGGTTCTGAGTTTAAAAAAGGAACATTAGGAATGGAGGGTTCTTTAGAAGCTTCATTCAAGCAATTTAGCAATAAGCCAATTATCATTAAGGATAACTACGAAATTAGTGGTTCTGATGCTGCGCAGATTGGATGGGTTGAAGTTGCTGCTGAAGATGGAACATCAGGATACCTATGGTACTTGAAGTCTGAAGGAGAAACAAGATTACGTTTCCAAGATTACTTAGAAATGGCAATGGTTGAAGGTGAGTTAAATACAAATGGAACAACTGCAGGAACTGTTGGTGCTGTTTTAGGTGACAACTCTGGTACTGAAGGTCTTTTTGCTGCTATTACTGCAAGAGGTAACGTATACCAAAACTATGCAAGTGGTGATGTGACTCCAGGAACTGGAAACAGAACTGCTTTGCAAGACTTTGATTCAATTTTAGCAAATCTTGATAAGCAAGGAGCTATTGAAGAGAATATGTTATTCTTAGATAGAGCTACTTCTTTAGACTTTGATGATATGTTAGCTGCACAAAATTCTTACGGAGCAGGTGGGACATCTTACGGTGTATTTGAAAACTCTGAAGAAATGGCATTAAACTTAGGATTTGACGGTTTCAGAAGAGGTTCTTACGACTTCTACAAGACTGACTGGAAATACTTAAACGATGCTTCAACTCGTGGTTTAATTGATAACATAGAGGGTGTTATGGTTCCTGCTGGAACAAGCACAGTATATGACCAAATGTTAGGTACTAACATCAGACGACCATTCTTACACGTTCGTTACAGAGCTTCTGAAGCTGACGACAGAAGAATGAAGTCTTGGATTACTGGTTCTGTAGGTGGTGCTGCTACAGATACTTTAGATGCAATGAGAGTTAACTTCTTGTCTGAAAGATGTTTAGTTACTCAAGCTGCTAATAATTTTGTATTATTTACAAAATCTTTAGTATAACAGCAATTATTTATTGTAATGTTACCCTCGTCTTTTAGATGGGGGTAACTATTACTCTTATTTATTATTAAATTTTATTATATTATGGCTACAAAAGCAAAAGAAAAAACCACAGAAAAGTGGGAAATTAAAGATAGACTTTACTATCTAAAAAATAACTTATCACCATTAACATTTACACTAGCGAGCAAGCATTCGTCAAGACACCCTTTAATGTACTTTGATGAAAGTTTAGGATATGAAAGAGAGCTTAGATATGCAACAAATCAAATATCTCCATTTGTTGACGAGCAAAAAGGTTCGGCAACACTAGCTCACATTGTTTTTAATAATGGTGTTTTGATGGTCCCTAAGCAAAAACAAAGTTTACAAAGGATTTTATCTTTATATCATCCTCAAAGGAATATATTATATGCAGAGCAAGACCAAGTTGCTGAAGCAGTAAACGAGTTGGAAGACATTGAACTTGAGATTGAAGCGTTAAATTTAGCACAGCAATTAGACTTAGACCACGCAGAAGCAATCCTAAGGACTGAACTTGGAAGCTCTGTAACTAAAATGACAAGCAAGGAACTTAAGAGAGATTTAATGTTACTCGCTAAGAGCAACCCAGCGTTGTTTATAAGCCTTGCACACGATGAGAATGTAGAGCTTAGAAGCTTTGGTATTAGAGCAGCAGAGGCAAACATTATCAAATTGTCTCCTGACCAAAAAACATTCAAGTGGGCTGCTAATGGCAAGAAGCTAATGGAAGTACCATTTGACGAACACCCATACTCAGCATTAGCTAGTTGGTTTAAAACTGACGAAGGTATGCAAGTATACAAAAGTATAGAGAAAAAATTCTCTTAATATGTAACTATATTTATGGGGTAGGCTAACTTAATGGTTGGTCTACCTTTATAAATAAAACAAAATATTAATATGGCAATAAATGTAAATACGGTATATAAGACTGTATTACTGATACTTAATAAAGAAGAGCGAGGGTATGTTACTCCTGATGAGTTTAACAAAATTTCTGCCCAAGTACAACTAGAAGTATTTGAGCAGTACAGTGATGACTTAAATCAGCAGTTAAGAGTACCTCAGTCTGACACAGATTACGCTGACAGAGTTTCTAATATTGATGAAAGGCTTGCCATATTCAAGACATTCGGTACAGCTACATATGATGCGGCGACCGTACCAACAAACCCTTACTTTACTCTACCAACAACCGACATATACGGTGACACGGTGGAGTTTTATCGGTTAGGTACTGTTGTATATAA